GATTTATTAGTATTCACAGGCGCTGGCAATGAAGCAATAAATGCCGCAGTAGTTGGCGACATTAGTCTTAATATTGATTCAACCGCAAACACTATTGATGCTCAAATTAACCCAGATACTATTATAAATTCTGATATTCATGCTCCAGTAGACAATACAGAATTTACTAACGATGCTATTGTTCAAAGTAAGTTGAATATGAACAAAGCAGGCGTAGTTGCAGCAGCGGCTATTGGTGACGAACAAACTATTCAAGCTACGCTGGGTGTTTCTAGTTTTGACAGTGTTCAATTTACATCAACCGATGGCTGGATTACAATTAAAGACAACGGTATTGCTACAAACAAACACGCAAAAATTCCAGCACAGTCTGTATTAGGAAATTCAAATCTTGCGACCGACAATGTTAGTACAGTAACTTTTGCTAGTCTAGTGAATGCTGGTGGCGGGATTAAGAAATCTCAATACAGCTCAACTGGATTCTTGCGTAGAGTTAATTCAGGAAGTTTTAGTGCAGATGGAGACTATTCGGTAGTTGAAGCAGCAGCAGGAACATCTGCAAGTCCTGAACCAAGCAAACTAGTTATTAGAGATAGCAATGGCGACTTTGGTGGTAGAAATATTGATGTGTCGGCACTTTACGTTGATACAATACTATCTGCCAATACTGGAACTACTGCCACAGGCGGTTATTTAAGACTATACAATTATGACGGTAATGGTGGTATCTACCTACAAAACGGATCTTTGGCCGCTGATAAACGTACATTCTATGATAATGACGCTCACGTATTCCGTACTGAAAACGGTGGTGCGTATGCTCCAATAATAGCGTCTCAATTACAAATTACGGCTTTAACTACAGGCAGTAACACAACAGCAGGTACTATTACAGGACGTTGGACATTAACAGGAACTTCGCCAAATGAGTCTAGATTACAAGCAACATATTCCGCTGACTTGGCAGAATATTATGAAGGTGATCAAGAATATGAAGTTGGAACTGTATTAGTATTTGGTGGAGATAAAGAAGTTACTTCTTCAACTGTAAAAGGAGATAGACGTGTTGCTGGTGTTGTTTCAAATACAGCAGCGTTCGCTATGTACGAAGGTTGTCCAGGATTGAAAAATCTTGTAGCACTACAAGGTCGTGTTCCGGTTAAGGTAGTTGGCAAGATACAAAAAGGTGATATACTTGTAACATCGGAAATTGCTGGTGTAGCGTGCGTTGACAACGATCCTAAACCAGGAACAATTATAGGCAAGGCATTAGAAAATTATGATTCAGATTATGTTGGTACAATCGAAGTAGCGGTAGGGAGAAACTAATAAATGGCATACGATAATAATATTACACCGGGTTATCCTCCGTTACTATGGAGTGATGTTAATAAGGCATTCCAACAGATCAATGAAAACTTTACAATCATTGGTTCGGCGATTGCAAGAACTTCACCTGTAAACATTGCTCATATCGAATTAAGCAATCCTGTTAGAGTTGTTAATACAGAAAATCATACATATACAACTGCTCAACAGGTAACTATTACCCAAACAGGAATCACACAATTAGATAATAATACCTATTACATTAAAGTTGTTAGTGATAACGAATTCACATTGTACAGCGACGAATCCTTAACTTCTTCTATTAACGGAACAGGGTACGATGCATACAGTTCAGGTGGCGGGCAGTCGCAAGGAATTGCAGACTTCGCAGGTATTGACTTTACAAGAATGCATACCAGTATTAATCCAGCAGCAACCGCAACGTATTCTTTAGGTGATAATTTGCATCGCTGGGCACAATTACATTTGGGCGAATGGACCGATGCCCCTGGTTTTGAAAACAACGGGCTTTGGTTAGGCAGTGCTCAAGTTAAAGGATTAGGTTCTACAGTTGATCTACCACCGTTATCTACTGTAGATGGTGTTCTTATTATTGATCCAGATAAAACGTTCTTTAAAGAAGTTCAAGTTGATAACGATCAGGTTATTGTCGCTAGCGACTTTGTTGATAGTTTAAATTTAATTAGTGGCAATGCTATACAAATGGTTGTTGACAGTGGAGCAGAAAGTATCACTATCAATAATACCGGCGTTAGACAATTAAATTCGGGTAGTGGTATTAGTGTTAGTTCAGGCACCGGAATAGTTACCGTTAGTAATACTGGTGTGATAAATGTTACAAATAGCACATCACTTCCTGTTTCCGCAACCGGTCGTACACTAGGAGCAGGTATTTCAACTAGTTCTAGTACTGGTGGTATTACATTAACCAATACTGGCGTTATTTCAGTATCGGCAGGTACCGGTATTACAGTTTCTTCTGATCCTGCAAGCGGTGACGTTACTATTACAAACGCTGCGCCAGCGCAGGTTGCATTTAGAAACATCTATGTAGATGGAACTAATCCTGCAACAGATACAATTGTTGCAGACAGCACCGCTGATACACTAACACTAGTTGAAGGATATGGAATTATACTTTCCCCTGTTCCAGCAACAGATACTTTAGAAATTATACTAGATCAAAACATAGATATTATTGGTAGTGTATTTGCAGACGACAGCTCAATCATGGTTGATGCTGTTGATAATCAACTACACGCAAATAAAGTTAATACTCCAGTTATTGAAGGTTCTTCGGTACAGATAAATTCTCTAGCAGGAATCACTATAACAGCAAGTACCACAGGTTCTATACAGACTAATAACAATCTTAATATTTCAAGTTTAACTGGAAACGTTATACTCACAGGATCACAGATAGAATTAGATTCTCCAGTAACCGCAGTATTAGGAATCACAGGTGATTTAACTGGTAGTGTATTTGCTGATGATAGCACACTAATGGTAGATGCGGTCGATAACAAACTTAATGCTAGTGAGTTAGACATTACAGGATACGGAAATGCCTTCCAAGTTTATGACGGTGGGTTTAACTGGGTCACGTCAGGCAATTTGAATCTTGTAGTTGGCGGCATCGGTGGTATTAATTCTACAGGTAATTTTACTATTAATTCATCTAGCGGCGATGTGTTTTTAACTAGCACCGGCAGCATAGGGTTTAGTGACGGTACAACTCAAATAACAGCATGGACTGGAGCAGGTGATTTAACTGGTTCGGTATTTGCAGACGATTCGACTATACTTGTAGATGCTATTGACGGTAAGATCGTTGGTCCTATTAATTGCGGAAGCACAGCCAAGTTTAATGTTACTAATGTTCCTGCAAACTCTACAGGAGCAAGCGGAGATGAAGCAGGTATGATAGCATTTGATTCAACGAGTGTTTACTACTGTATTGCAGATTGGGCTGCTCCAGGTAGTGCTAATATTTGGGTCAAACAGGATTGGTCCACTACAGGTGCATGGTAAGGAGCGAAGATAGATGAGCAAGCAAACAGTAAACATAGGCACTAGCGCAAACGACAGAACAGGCGACAGTCTTCGCACAGCCTTTAACAAGATCAACGAAAACTTTAATGAGTTGTATATTGCATTAGGGTTAGGGGATGATAATTTAAATTTAGGAGCATTTGAATTTAACGGAAGTACCATAACTACCACCGATAGCAGTTCTGTTGTTATAGATCAAGCATTAAATGTAACAGGAACGCTTTCAGTTAATGGAGAACTTCAACTTACAAAGCACAGTGATAGCAGCCTTCCAATAGATACAAATAATGTTGAAGGTTGGATTGAAATTACAATCGACGGGCAGATTAGTTATTTGCCTTACTATAGATAAGGAAAAGCAAAATGGCAGACTTACAAACAATTAACATTGGTAATTTAGTAAACGACGGACTGGGTGACGACTTACGTACTGCCTTCCTAAAAGTAAATGCTAACTTTGCTGATCTAAATGACGAACTTACCATCACTGGCGTAAACGTTGGTTTAACCGGTGCGGGGATTTATAAACAAAAAAATGAAAATAATCAACTTGAATTTAAAAATCTTGTAAGCGGCCATCATATTCTTTTAGACGAACAAGAATATTCAATAGTTGTTAATAGTACAGCACCCGATGCATTTACAAGAATAGACACTGATGGTGGGATAGTAGAAGCTACATCATATACTAATATAACACTCCAAGGCGGCGATGATATTGATATTACAGCATTAGGTGGAGTAATTACTGTCGATAACATTATTCCTGTAACACATATTTTAACGTATTATGATTTTGGATTTTTAAATGGAAATTATACCAATTCTGTTCAAGTTGCATTACAGGCAGCAAATATAGAGTTCGGAACATTAACATTTCAGGGACGTTTAGATATTGATTGTGGAACACTATTATAAGAGGAATAATAAATGGCAGTAACCTGGACAACACCCGCAGGTGACCTGGGCATTCTAACAGAAAGACAGGTTGTTAATATTCCGCTTGCGGCCGCTTCCGATTCTGGAGAAATAAATTATTCTATTATATCTGGATCACTTCCTATTGGTCTTCGTTTAAATCAAAATGTTATTACCGGTGCCCCAGTAGAAGTTACAAGATTTACAATAACAAGATTTGTTGTACGTGCTGACGACGGTTCAGATAAAAAAGATAGAACATTTAAATTAAGCATTGATGGGTCTGATCTTCCTGAATGGCTAACTGAAGAAGGATTCTTAAATGTAGGTCCTGAAAAGGCTTACTTTGTTTTAGATAACAGTCCAGTTGACTTTCAACTTGAAGCGGACGACACAGACGAATCTGCAGGAGATGTATTAGAATACTATCTTGTTCCAAACAGTGGGACTCTTCCGCCGGGTCTAACTCTTTCAAAGAGTGGGAGAATAACAGGATTTACACAACCGATCTTTGCTACCGTATTCGATATTAACCCAACAGGAGCATACGATACACAAGCATTTGACGTTATGTCGTTTGACATCGCTGAATTAAATTCAAACGGGTTTGACACATATTTTTATGATAACCAAACTTACGATTACACAGAACCAAGTCGAACTCCAAAAAAATTAAGTAGAATTTACAGTTTTAGTATTGCGGTTACTGACGGTCTGAATGTTGTTTCTCAAGTTTTTAAAATTTATATTGTAACAGAAGATTTCTTAAAATCAGATAACAGTCTATTACAAGTTGATACAAATTTATTCCAAGCAGACTCTGGGAGTGCTAGACGACCATTTTGGATTACAGATTCATACCTAGGTCGCTGGCGTGCGAACAATTATGTAACACTCTATTTAGATGTCTATGATCCTCCTAGTCTTTCAGGAACCTTTGCTTACTTTTTAGTAACAAATCCTGGAAATTATAAATTACTATCAACTGGAGAAATAATTTCAGGTAGGTATGAAATTTCAGGAATTGTTCCAACCTTTACAATTTTAGAAAAAGGAGTTTGGAGTTCCGAAGTAGAGTACGGAGTAGGTGATGTCGTTTCATATCGAGACACAACAGGTTACGTTTCAAAAGGAAACTGGAACTCTACAATTTCATATGTAGTGAATGACTATGTTAGTTACAACGGAAATCTTTACAGATGTACAAATGGTAACGTTAATAAAAACCCAGAAGTTGAAACTACCTTCTGGGGCAAAATTGTATCAAAATATTATGTTTGCCAGCGTGATTGTTTAGATATTAAACCAACCAATAACACATATTGGAATTTTAATTTCGATAATACTACAAAAAAATTCATTCCTAAATATAACGAGGCTTGGACCTCTGTACTCCAAGAGACAGCCAGCGAGCTCCCTCCAGGTTTAGAGATTGATACCATAACTGGGGACATTGCAGGAAGAGTTCCTTATCAAGCAGCAGTAACTAAAAACTATCAATTTACTGTTATAGCTGTTAACTTTCCACTAGAACTAGCTTCTATTAATTATGAATTAACTGGAGATTGGAGTTCAACACAACAATATGTCGTAAATGATGCTGTCCGCTTTAATGGTTTCATTTACATATGTATTGAAGATCATACTAACCAATTTCCTACCAATACAACTTATTGGGAATTAGGTGTTTCGACATCAGAACGAACATTTACTGTTGACATTGTAGGGGAAATTGAAAGCGCCATCGAATGGATTAGCGATAACAATCTTGGAACAATTAAACCAAACCAAGCAAGTGAATTATTTGTAGAAGCAGAATCATTAATCTACGGAGGCAGAGTAGTTTATGACTTTATAAGTGGTGAATTACCGCCTGGATTAGAATTTCTATCCTCTGGTCTCATTGAAGGCAAAGTCAAACAATTTGCAGATGATGACGGTGACGGATTAACAAGATTCTATGATCAAGATTCGTCATTGGTAGATTCTACTAGCTCTAAAACCTTTACAACAACTTTTGACAGGGAAGAAACTAGTTTTGATAGAAGATTTACTTTCACTATTCGTGCTAGAGATTATGCCAATGTTGCAGAATTTGATAAAACATTTTATATCGATGTAACATCTGTTGCAATTAAAACATTTGCCAACCTATATGTTAAGGCGTTCCAATCAAAGGAAAGAAGATTACAATGGATTAATTTTATTTCCGATGCGACCATATTTAAACCATCTGACTTATATCGTTACGGCGATCCAAACTTTGGAATACAATCAGAACTAAAAATGTTGCTCTTTGCAGGTATTGAAAGTTTAGAAGCCGTTAACTATGTTCAAGCAATGAGTAGGAATCATTATCGAAAACAATTACTGTTTGGAAATGTTCACCTAGCAAAAGCAAAAAATCCGTCAACGCAAGAGACTGTATACGAAGCAATTTATGTTGACATTGTCGATTCTTACGAAAAGGACGGAAAAAGCATAAGTCAAACTATCGAATTAAGCGATACTATTGAAAGTAAAGTTCTAGTAAGTTATGATGCTATCAAGATCGATAGCGATATACCACTAGTTAGCGATAGTGATCATCAAAGAATCTTTCCAAATTCTGTAAAAAATATGAGACGCAGAATTAGAGGTGTGGGCGAAAGAGACAGAGAATTTTTACCTCTGTGGATGCGTAGTATTCAAGATGAAAACTTTGTTGAACTAGGTTATACCAAAGCATTAGTATTATGTTATGCAAAACCAGGACAGGGTGCTGATATTATAGCAAGAATAAAAGCGTCTGGTTTTGATTTTAAATCTATGATGTTTGAAGCCGATCGTTATGTCATAGATATTATAGACGGACAAATAGAGGATAAATACCTTGCATTTCCGCAACGTGGAGAAAAATTACCGTGAGTAGCAATATAAATTATTTAAGCATTAATGAAAACTTTCCTGTAGCAGGACAGGATAACGATACACAAGTGTTCAGAGACAACTTTGACACCATTAAAACTAGCCTGCGTTATGCAAAAGAAGAAGTTACAGATCTTCAAGATAATACAGCAAAAACAAACGAGGATAACGATTTTAGTTTAAAGGTTATCCAGAATGCCGTATTACAAAATGTTAGAACTCAAAAGTATGATTCTGGTAGTCTTGGAACTGCTGTTACATTTACAGTTGATTATCAAAATGGTAGTTATCAGGTTATTAGAATAGGAAATAATATTAACATTGACTTTTTGAATTTCCCAGGTGGTCCTGAATTAACTACTGAAGTTACTCCTGTTGGTGTTGGAAAAATAATGTTAGAACTATATAGCGATGGCAGTAGTAGATCAATGACCTTTATTACATCAGGCGGAACTACTATTAAGAAAAATGGCACTTGGCCAACTGGAAGTAACACTATTAATTTAGATTCTTCTACTGATCCAGTGTTTATTGAAGTTTGGCGTCGTAGTAGCGATGTTATTTTTATGAACTATTTAGGAAAATTTATTTAATGTTTCATCCTCTTGAAGAAGACCTTACTCTTTTGAAAGATTCCGAAATAGAGGAAAAACTTACCAATTTGAATAAAAAATATTATACCGCAGCCCGTTTAGGTAATCGAGCTCTCTTGACACAATTGCAAACTTTTATTATAATATATAGAGAAGAAATGCAAAGAAGATATCTTGCAGCAAAAATCAACCAACAAGAGAATGACCTAGACGAGTTAATTAATGTGGACTAAAACAAATACAGTTAATCAATTAATACAAGGTGTTATTCAGCACGGTCCTGACATATTAGAAAATTGTCTTGTTGACGGGGATATTTCAAAATATCTCCAGAAAGTTAACGAAGAACGTTTAAATTATCCAATACCCCCAACAAACATTGATCATACAAAATGGTATATGCCAAAAGAATATCAAAAGTATGATATTATTAATTTTTTAAAAAGTCGTGTCTGTGATGAAACCGGATACGAAATTACTGACCTGCGAGTAACAGAAACACCCGAATATCAGCGTATGGAGCAAGAACTGAAGGAATTTCAAAATAGAAATTTGATCCAGTTACTACGGCAGATGAAATACATAGTAGATACATTGCGAGAAAACAATATTGTATGGGGAGTCGGAAGAGGCTCTAGTGTAGCCAGTTATGTTCTCCATTTATTAGGTGTCCACAAGATTAACCCGATTAAATACAATATACCAATTGAAGAATTCTTTAAAGGAGAGGAAAATGGGTAAATTATACAGAAGTATGAGAGGTAAAGAAGTTGATATGGAAAAACTTAACCTCAAGAATGAATTAACTCCAGCAGTAGGCAATATGAAAGTAAATGCTCGTGGAGACGAACTTGGAAAGGGCGGAAAGATTGTTCGAACCAAAGAACAGGTATTGGCAGACTATTATAAAAAGAATCCAGAAAAGAAAAAGTAAGAGGAATTTATGGTAATCAATCCGGTTAAGGCAAAATCAATTAGAGCCATCCATGATGACGTTCTCGTTCAAGATATGCATATGGGCGAAATGAAAACCTCTAGCGGTATCATTATTGGATCCGACGACGGTAAAAATCACGGCATTAAACCGCGTTGGGGTAAAGTTTATGCAGTCGGCCCAGATCAGAAAGATGTAAAAGTTGGCGACTGGATTCTTATCGAACACGGTCGTTGGACTCGTAAGTTTCCAGTTGAGATAGATGGTGAAACTATCGAATTACAAAAAGTCGAAGTAAAGTCGATTATTGGATGGCAGGAAGAAGATCCTGATATTAATTACTTTGGACAAGAATACAAAGACGGTGCAGGTTATGATATCGATCCTTCTGTGTTTATGGAAAGGATGTAATGGGGTTCAAACAGCCAGCCAACGTACCGGAAATAGTATCGCATCTTCGTCAAATAGCAAGAGAATGTAGCAGTCCTTACAACGACGGATACATCTCTTTTGAACTCAAAAAAGATCTTTATTTAATAAAAGACATACTAGATAATCTAATTGAACAATGCCCTAATTTTTCAGGCGAACAAGAGTGGTTGACAAAGCGAGAAAAAGAACGTATAGTAAACTACTTGAAAAAATAAAGTAGGACTAGTATGCTTGTTGGAATTGTCGGCTTTGGCTACGTAGGATCGGCCATTGCTTGGGCTCATAACGATCATAACGTTATTATAAATGATCCACAACTCACAGATAGCATCCCTTTAGAAAAATTTGTAGCGTGCGATGCAGTTTACGTCTGCGTTCCATCACCTTCTACCAAAGATGGGCATTGCGACACTTCTACTTTGGAAAATGTGTTATTAGAATTAGAAGTGCATCCGTCTGTTCCTATTATTAGTAAAGTAACCGCTCCGCCTAGTATCTACGAAGATTTACAGAAAAAATATCCAAATCTTGTACACGCACCCGAATTTTTAACAGCAAAGAACAATGTTAAAGATTACATGATGTCTAAATTTTTAATTGTAGGTGGAGAGAAAGAATTCGCTGATCGTGCTGCAAAAATTATTACCAGTTCTATTGACATTGACGATGGAGAAATATTAATTACAGATATAAAATCAGCATCGTTCTTTAAGTATATGATGAATAGTTATCTTGCAATGAAGGTAACATTTATGAATGAATTTTATGAGTTAGCGGAAACAGATGATATAGACTGGAAACAAATACAGCGTTTAGCTCATCATGACGACCGCATAGGTAAAACACATATGAGTGTTCCCGGGTACGATGGGCAATACGGTTGGGGAGGAGGTTGTTTTCCAAAAGATGTTGCTGCTATTATAGAATATGCTTTA